ATATCCTGTCTAATATCACGCATGTTAGTGGACACCACGATGTCACGTTCCTTCAACACATCCCAGTAATAATCAATTGATTGCGGGAGATACATATCTGCTTCAAGCTTGATAGTATATTCATACGGAGATGCTTCATATACTTGCCAATCATTCTGTAGTTTCCAAATGAGGTCCGGAGCTTGATCCCCGTGCGGAAGCATTTCAGTAGTAATGATAGTTACATTTGCATCTGGCATTGTTCGCTTTATACTAAGCTCTAATGCTTTAGCGCAAGTAACATAGTCATCACCCTGTGCCATGATTACAAAACCCTTATCCATTGTCAATAATCCTTGCATAAAGATCTTTGTTAATCAGATGGAAGTCCATGTCTTTGATAATATTATACTCTTTTTTGATCTTATGTCTTTGCCAATTGTCAAACATGATTGTATATTCAGTATTGAATTCGCCTTCATTGTTAGGGTAAATTGTAGTATTTGTTCCCACATGCATTAAATTCCAAGGAATAAAATCTCTAGGATTATCCGTATGTCCGTTGACAATTCTTAGTGCAAGAGTCAATGCGTAGTCATTTCTAAATCCGGCATTCAAGAACCCATGAATCTGTTCGTAGTGTTCATAGTTCTTCTGTATCATTTCTAAACATTCAAAGATTTGCTTTGCCCGTTGAGTTTTTCTAAACGTAATAACTGTTGCCCACAGAATGTCATCATAGCTATTAGGACTGAGTGGCTCGGGAAAATTACCCTGACGCATAAAAAATCGTACACTATCATGACAACAAAAGTCATCGTAAATGTCAAATGTCTTCAATAGTTTGTCTGAGTTGATTACATAGTCAGCGTCAATAAGAATAGTTTCATCATATGGACTCAAATCATAAGCCAAATATCTGCCTTTATTAATCCATTGACCCCAGTCACGCACATTGTTCTTATCTGGATTAATCTTTACTACTTTATCCCAGTGTTCATATTCTCCTGCAGGCATGGAGTCTTCATCTGTCACGAGCGTTACAGGTAGATTTAGAAAATGTTTGGCACGGCTTGCGGCGTGCTTAGCCATTTCATAATAGTTATATTTTTCACTGTTAAATGCAAATATGATTACACCACGAGTCATCTGTTGCTTTCTAGCTCTTTCCACTCGTTGTACCACTCAAGCATAACACTGTTATATACTTGTTTAAGCTTAGTCAATAACTCACCGCGATCTACTAGTACTGGATTTTGAAAAGTATCTACGAGTATTACTCTATCATCATAGTCGTTTATCATTACTGATAGAAATGCAATAGTTTCTTTGTCAGCCTTCCAAAGACCACCCTGCTCCGCTACTAGTAGCTTAGAATCGTACTTTTCTTGTAGATAGTCTTTTGCTGAGTTGTGAGCAAAACGAGCTTTTGCTTCGGTAATTAAGGTCTTAGTATCCATCATGTACTCCTAGAAGTATTTAGATGGATACTATAGGGTTATAAAAAATTAAGAGCCTGATACGGTACCGGCTAAGGTGATTGTGCCCCAGGTATTAGCTATGTTTGTTGATTCAGGTGCTTGCGCTGTCAACGTAACAGCAGCGCCTGCCGTAACAGTAAGTCCGTCTGGAACTTCATCCCATACAGAATAGATAGTAATTACTGAGCCGGCATCACCATTAGAACCTTGCGTACCGTTTGATTTAGTGAGTACGTTAATAAACGAAGTCGTGTATCCAGCTGGTGTACCAGTTGTTTGCAAGAAGACGTTAGCGTTTGACGTAGTTAATGCATAGTAACCAGTGTTTGTTGCATACGGGGAAGGTGAACCGCTTCCTCCGATTTTTGTGAAACCACTATATGAAGTGCTAGCAACAGTGATAGTACCCGAAGACGGTGCTGATATTACTAGCGTACCGCATGCGGCAGCTAATGTATTATATGCGTTAGCCATTGCCGTACCGGTTGGTTGAGCAAATGTTAACTTAAGTTGACCACCTGAATTAAAGAAGTACCGGGCAGCATCACCGTTAGCAAACGTTGCAGTATGAGTAAATGTTAGTGCTGATGACCAAGTTGAACCAAACGTTGCAGTGTTCGTAGCTGTAGAACCTTGGGTAGCTGCATTCAATTTGTTAGTAGAGATTGTCGTTAAGTTAGTAGGAATAGCTGAAATATATGTAATAGTACCACCTGCAACCGGGGCGGAAACAGCAGTAATTGATGATCCTTGGTGAGTTGCAGCACTTGCAGTATTAGCAACTAGCGTTGCCCATTGTCCGGTTGCTGCAACAGTATTACCTGCTGAGACGTTTGCTAATGCAGTCTGACCATAACCAAATGCGCCGCCACCTGTTGCCCATACAGCATTCAATGTGCCTGATGTGGTAGTGGGGTTACCTCCAACTAGTGTATTGAAGTCAGTAGCTTGTACTGTACCAAATTGTGCGTAACTCATCGTTATTCCCTTATTATTTAATTGATACGAAGGCTTCCACAGAGCCTATGCCATCACCATTTTTGTCTTCTAACGCTCTACCGATGACATTGAAATGTGTTGCTTCGCCGGCTCCAGCAGCACGAGCAATGCCGTTACCTGCACTAACAAGGCGATCACCTTTTTTAACAATTCCGGTAACTTTAACTTGCACACGACCAGATACTGCGACCGGCGGGTGAGTTGTATCATTACCTGCTCCCGCATTCATCAAATATGCAGCAGTATCAGAGATAACACCAAATACATCTTCTGAAAGTTCATATTGAACAGCAGTGATTTCATCTTTGCCGCCAAGCTGAACAACGGTACCTGCATCATATACATCATCGGCTGCGAAGCGTTCTGCAAGGTCAGCGTAAGTAGCGTTGAGGCGTGAGCTAGCACTGAGAGTCCAGTTACCGGTGATTGTACCAGCAGTACCAGAAGCACCTGTTGTTAGAGTAGTTGCTTGGGTAGTAGTGGTTAAGATTGTTCCGTTATAAGTAGGTAGAAAAGATGCAACGTTACTATTGCTATATGTACCTGCAAACGAGATTGGTGAACCGTTTGCATAGTAATAGTTGTCAGTTCTAATACCGATAGACCCTGCACCAGTGATTACTAAGTTACCACCAGTTACCCACATTGAAGTTCCGTTAATACTATTAGCAGTACCTGAACCTGTGTGAGTCCAAACACCGGTCATTGTACCGGCAGTCGATGACGAACCAGTAGTAATTGCGGTAGTTGTTGTAGTTCCTATTGTTGCTGAAGTAATATTAGCATTTGCAATATTAGCATTAGCTGAAACAGTTAAGAAGCTTAGAGTGCCTAAGTTTGCTGAAATTTCGTTTGTGACTGTGATGTTGTTAGCTGTAATGTTTCCGGTTACAGTGAGTGCGCCGAATGAAGTTGCGTTGCCTGAGCTAGTAGCAGCTAAAGTTAACCATGCAAGAGCATTAGTAGTGCCGTCTGCTGGGCAGACTTTCATAACTACTGTGCCGCCGCTAGTATCACACCAAAGCTGACCTCTAAGAGGATTTGGCGGAACAGTGCTATCCGCAAAATTTTCCGTCAGATGGACAAAGTTAGTATCAAGTGCCTGACCATATCCTGCATAGTTGCGACCGGGTAGACCTAACGAGGTACTAGTTGTGTTTATTGTACCATCAGGGATGGTAGTTAAAACATTACCATCACTTTTTACAATCGTATATGCCATTTCTAAATCACTCCGTTAATTTTATTTATCATTATAATACCATTATCCGTCAAGGCAACTGCGGGTTGCTTTGACCGCCAAAAATTTGTATCACGTTTGGTTCAGTGCTTTGTAACATACGCTGAGCTACGTCTTCTGCACTTTTTACCACTTCGTTTCTAAAACTTTCAACTGCTGCACCAGTTTGGCGCTGCTGTTGACTGTTTTCTATTAATAGAACAGGGAGCCATGTCACAGCACACCCCCATTCATCAATGTCTTGCCCTGTTTGGGGATTCTTACCCCTAACTAACATAAACCAAGAACACTGTAAGCCTATGCAATCTTTTTTAATGAGCGGGCAGTATTTACCTGGCTCTAGTTTCATACCAACCTTAAACTTTCTGCGCTATAATAACGTCTACATATTTAACTGCTAAGTTAAGGCTACCAGAAAATGTGTGATCGTGTCCTGCTCCTGAACCCGTTGTGCTAGACCGCAATACTGAAGGTTCGGCTGAAGTACCCTCTAAGTAATAATCGCTATCCCCGGCAGTAGTTCGTTGACGAACTAATGAGTTAACCGAAGAAGGTGCGCCACCGTTAACTACGTTAGTAGATACAAAGTGTCGGTGAATTGGCAGTTGTGCTTCTGAAAGTGAGGTACTTCCTGTAGTTCCTGAAACTGATGTTGCACTGAATGCAGTAGTAAATCCTACTGTTCCTCCGCTGCCTGCTGCGCCCGAAACCACTCTCAATGCAGCATCATCATTAGATGTTACTTTAGTCCAGCCAGTGGGTGCGCTTGTCTGAGCAAATAACATTCTTGTCCCTGCAGGGATAGATGAAACGCCTCCTGCGGTAGTTGCGAAAGTTGCATTTGCTACTAAACCAGTAACATTGCTTCCGTTAATATTAGATAGTCCTGCGCCACTTCCGAAATGATTACCTGAAACGTTTGCAGAATTGATGTTACCTGACACTATTAAGCCGGTCAGTGTACCAAGACTCGTGATGTTCT